ATGCGGCCTAAAATAATGCTCTTGTTGATCATTGTGTTTAATTAAAGGGTTAAATTGTTATTCGTTGTGATGTGCAGAAAGTGCACTAACCACTATTTTCGCTTTTAATGGTGTGTAGTTCCATCACTCTTTGGTGTTAAAGGTTTCGTTGTATAAGGAGTTGTGCATAATACTACATCAGTCTTTCATTAGCGATATCGCAGTATTCTTTACTTATCTCACTTCCTATAAAATTTCTATTGTTAGCCTTAGCCATTTTCGCAGTAGTTCCACTTCCCATAAAGCAATCATAAACTAAATCGCCTTCATTGCTCCAACTTATGATATGGTCATTTGCTAATTGTTCGGGAAATATCGCACTATGTCCATAAGCTATTTTGTCAGTAGTAGATTTCATATAACCTACTTTGTAAGTCCATATATTAGTCCTTCTTCCGTACTCATTTATTACAACATCTTTTCTTTTGCTTGTAGTTCCATCTGCGTTCCTTACTGTTTTACTACTTGTTTTTTTACCCGCTTGTTTATTTTTTCTGTCGCAAATTAGGTTATACGCTTTAGGTTTACCATTGCTAAATACAAACATATACTCCATACAGCTCCAGTATCTATTTGGAGAGGGTTTTTGAAATGAATCTTTATAGTATATCATAGTATCGTGAAGATTAAACCCACACTCTTTAAAATATAGGGCTTGTCTAAAACTTGTGCCAGTCTCGCTGCCTTTTATAGTAGCATCACCCACTACCCATACCACAACTCCACCTTCTTTAGTTACTCGGTAGAGTTCTTTGGCTATACTTTCAAAATCAAAACTATACCCATTGTACGTTCTCAAATTATCATAAGGTGGTGATGTTACAACTAAATCAACAAAGTTATCAGGCATTTTAGCCATTGTGTCAAGGCAACTTTCGTTATATATTTTATTTAGTTCCATCAATCTTTTGTGTTATAAATTGTCAAGGCATACCCTGACGTTACTGCAATTATTGTAAGGTTATATCCTTACTCTATACTTTCCACTTGGTTTGGATCGGGAATCGCGATATTGAATACCTCCGATGCAAACATCTGCGCCTCGTTTACCAACTCCATAAATTCCGAAGTGCTCAAGTCCGAAGTTCCCCTCTTCTCCTGGAATACCTCACCCTCCAAAACGCTCTCCTGCAAGATTACCGAATATCCATATTTTTGGATAATTAGATCGGTGATTAGCTGATGCGTTTGTTCTTTGTTTCGCGCCATTCCAGCCTCTCTGAAGCAGTCTTGGAAGATTGGTACTATAACTCCCCACCAATAGGCATTCTGCTCGTTAGATCGCTTCTTACGCCATCTCTCGATGGTGATGCTTACCTCTCGGCCTTCGTGTTGTCTTAATGCTGCCTCGAGTAGCGGCCTATTCTTGCGAACCTGACCGCCCTCGATTGAGCACTTTATCTCTATCTTTCTCACAATCCCCCGTGAATGTATTCAAAGCTATCGTCGTAGGGTGAACCGTTCTTCATGTAACGGTCTGATGCGATATCTAAGATGTCCTGCACCTCGTCGCTGATATTTACCTTGTAAACTAACCCGGTGTTGTCGTTCTCGATGTACGCGTAGTGGTTAAGGTTATCCAAGTGAATCTCCTTTGTCTTGTGGTTATTGCGATCGTCTTGGAAAACTTTGTAAGATACCTCTGCAAAGTACATTATCTCATCACGGTACTTTACATCCACCTCCAAACGTTCGTGGTCTGTATCGCAATCTTGATACGTGTCGAATGCGTAGCTGAAGTTCTCCTCTAAGTTGTTGAGGAATATCTGAATGTAGTCCTTGTGGCCGAAGATATCAATCGCGGCTCTCCATTGGTCTAAGCTAATTTCTATATCTGCAACTCTCATAACTCTATCTCTTCATTGATTACTGAATAGTGTAATTCGCTGGTAGTGTCGATGTCGAAATACTGATCTCCGATGTTAATCCGGGTGGTGCAGCTTTTAATCTCTACCTCGACCATTCCGATATCGTGGTCCTTTCTCCATTTCCACTTGGCTCGGGTTTCCAGAACTAACTTACCGTCGATGTTGGCCCGAATGTAGGTTTCATCCTGCTGGTAGTGGTTTACGATGTGATTGGTTACGCGCTCCAACTCGGACTCGATAACCTCTTGAAAATAACTGTAATTCATTGTAGTAAGTGTTGATTCAAAAACAAATATACACTTTATTTTAATATAAACTAAAAAGGTGCTGAATTTTTTTGTTCTTGAATCACATCGTCGGCATACCTGATCAACTCGGGAATCCAACTTACCTTCATCTTGCCCGTGCTACCTGCTCGGTTCTTCGCTATTATCCACTCACCCTTCCCTTCGGTGTTTGAGCCATCGTCGAACTCCATTAGTCCGTAATACTCTGGTCGGTGAAGGAAGCAAACCATATCGGCCTCCTGCTCTATTGAGCCTGATTCGCGAAGGTCTGATAACATCGGCTGCTTATTACCGCGCTCCTCTACTTTTCTGTTTAATTGGCTCAATGCGATTACCGTGCATTTGTGTTGCTTTGCAAGGTTCTTCATTGCCGTTGCGATCTCGTTAATTTCCTGCTCTCGCATATCCTTTGTGCCTGATATCCTTTGAATGTAGTCCACTGCTATTAAGTCTATCTTGCGCTTTCCTGCTTCCACTTGGATTCGGTTTTGAATCTGCGGAAGGGTTACCGATTCATCGATTGTTAAGTTCCACTTCTCGATTAGTGCAGCTGCTTTGTTGATCTTAATCCACTCTTCTTGGCTCAATCTTTTTCTTCTCATCTGCTCGGAATCTATCTTGGTGAGTTGAATAATCATTCGGCCTATTAACTCCGATGCAGTCATTTCTGCACTAACTACGTGAACGGACTTTCCATCGTAGCAGGCCTGCATTACCTCTCCAATCATTGCGGCCGTCTTACCCATTGCTGGCCGTGCTGCGAAGATAATTAGTTGTCCGGGTTGATAACCTCCAGTGAACTTGGTCATCATCTCAATACTGGACCTGATGCGGCTCGTGTCTGATTCTTGCAGTTGATCAATGAAGGTTTTTATTTGTGTCGTTGTGTCCTCGATTCGGTTGCCGTCTATCTGGACTGCTTCCTGGTAGTATTCGCCTACTTTTTTGAGCACGGTATCTATTGGATCGGCAAGGTTTATGGTCTTTATCTTGAGTGCTAACATCTCGATATTGCGCTTCATTTCCATCTCCAATAGTTGAGTAACGTAATACTCGATGCGCTCATTAGCTACCTTTTCCTGAAGCGTGAGTAGCATTACGGACCAACCCTCTTCTGGTGGTGTTTCGGTCTTTAGCTCGTGATCGAGTGCGAATACGTCGATTGTAGCTTTGTTGGATAATCTTTGCATTGCTCTCCATATCTTGCGATGTGGCTCGAAGTAAAAACTGGTTTCTCGAATCATTGAAGCGTATTGGAAGTAAAGTTGATTCCAGATGATGAACCTTCCCAGTACGCCTTCTTCGATGGTCTTGTCGTTCATAAGTTGATAGATTGGTAGTTGTTAGTTTTGGTGGACAATTTACTAAATTGATTCCGATCGTCGTTGCGGAGCCAATTACTCAATGCGCTTTTGTAGTTCTTGTACTTCTTGTTCTTCGCTTGGCAATAGTCCACTAACGTATCGAATGCCTTGCCGATGTCCTTATCTTTGAACTTAGGCGCGAGTTCCCGGACCACTCTCTCCCTTTCCTGAATGAAGTTGTTTAAGGTGTTATATATATTAGTTTCTTTATTACTATCTATATTATTATTATAGTGTAAACTTTGTTTACTATCATCGTGTAAACTTTGTTTACTATCGGTGTAAACTTTCTTTACAGTGTGTAAACTTTGTTTACTATCCTTATTTAGCTTCTCAACTGTATCATACCACAAGGTCGTGGACCGAAGATAGCTGGTGTTCTCGTCTTTCTCAATAAGGCCCTTTTCAATCAAACGATTAATAATCTTATGGACCGCGATTCGTGAAATGTTTAATGCATCTGCAAACCATTGCTTCGATGCGTAGCACCATCCTGGAATGTTACTACCGTTATAAGCACTCAGCCTATAAACCATTGAAGCTACTATGTATTCATTGGTGCTGATGTCGAGCTTCTTCTGCTCCTCGTGAAAAATTGTGGTGTATCTCATAATGTACAAATAAAAACCCCCGCGTCGATTGGACAAAACGCAGGGGTGATCATAGAAACTAAAACTAAATCTGTACGGAAGGTGTCCAATCTTCATTGCTAATATAAAAAAAATATTAATACCTCCGATAATAGTCAAATAATTTTTGCCGAAGGATATCCAACGTGTTTTCAATCCGCTCATCGAATGGCATCTGATTATTGATGGTGCGAACGTAGTGAACAACGCTGGAGTGATCGCGATTGATAAATCCTCCTATCGTGTAATAGGTGATCCCTGCATCCTCTTTGAGCAGATAACCGTAGTACATCCTCGCCATTACTTTGGGTTGCTTACGATTGGGTGATTGCGCCTCCTGAACCGTTACTCCGAAGTGATCGCAACAAACCTTGAGTACTTCGAATGGGTTTACCTTCCTGAACTCGTACCATTGCATTGGCCGATTGTACTCGACCTTGCCCTCTGGTGCAACGGGTGCTACCTTCTCTACCGAATAAGTGTAAACCGATTTCATATCGTCTGAATTAATTGGTTAATGTATTCCCGAGCGTTATTCACTCGTTGCTGAAGGTCCTCGATAACGGAATGATCGTACTCCACCTCATAAACCTTTACGCGATGCTTAGCTTCAACTTGTGAATAGTCGTAGTGAACGTGTGTTAGATCTTCGGGTGTTTCCATCAATACGTACACTAACTCGGCCTTCTTTAATCCAGTCAAGTGCATATAAACCTGAAGCTGGTAGTAGTAGTCCTTATTCGGAATCTCATCCTCAAATAAAGGGAAGGTAAAGCAGTCCCAGCTGCTCTTTATATCCACCACCTTATCGCGTGGGAATATAACATCGGGTGTACCGGTGAAGAAGTCATCCTCGTAGCTATCCTCGTTCTTAACTGCTAAATCCCAGCCGAGAACCTTCTCTGCAAAGTTGATGGAATCCTGCTCCACCTCAATTCCTTTGGTAAGGTACTTGGAAGTGATCACTTGTCGCACTCCGTATATCTGCTCCTTAGTCCACTCCTGAAGATAGGATTTCGTGGTTTCTGAAAGAACCTCCCCCTTTTTACGCGGGTTGGTCATTAACTTTCCTGCGGCTGATGCTCTAATTTTGAACTCTTTCATTTTGCTTGATTTGCTTGGATTAGTAATGCCTCACGGTCTGCACCGGTGAGCTTGAATTTACGATCTATCTGATTGATGTTTACCGTGTTATCACGGAGTGCGAGTACCGCCTTCTGCCAAGTTGGAGTACCTGGTTTCAGTTCCTCTTTACTCGGTGCGGGTTGGTTACGCTTCATTGCGCGCTCTCCATCGTCGTCGTTCTCTGCATTAAGTGATAACGCTGCGCTGATGGAATAACGCCGAGCGTAGGTAATAGCTGAACCCATCGCTTGTGGATCTTTCTCTTTTGCAGCTACTAACTCTGTACCGAGAATGGAAACGTACTGCCCTGATGAATGTACGAAGGTGGTAACGATGTGGTTCTCGTGTACGGGTTGGAATACTGCCAAGCCGTGTTCCTGAAGAACGGGTTCTACCTCGTTAAGGATTGCAGAAAGGTCTGCGTACTTGGATTTGAAGAAAGGGTTTTTACTTCCTTTGGTGATTGAACCGATGTGGCTCTTTGCTGCAACGAGTGCCTTTAGCACCTCGTCTGCATTGGGTGACTGTTGAATAAACATAATTTAATGGTTTGATTGATTAGTAAACTTGTTGTCTGCGTACTGCTGGAGTTTTGCCCAGCCGATGAATAGTGCGATAAAAAGTAGTGCGTTCATATTTTTAGAATTTACTGTGGTCGTTCATAAACTTTACTAACATCTCTGTATTGAGTGTCTTGAGCCAATCTGCGATATCCTCGTTGGCCAAGCTGCGTGCGTTAGTATCAAAATAAATTTGAGCTGCAAGACTTGCAAGCTGATTGTGGCTTACTTTCTTAGCGTAGTCGGTCCAGTCTGTTGTTTTAGTTGTCATTGTGTAGTTGATTAAATGATTAATTCTTTGACAAATATAACACTTTTCAACAAACCACAACACAAAATGCAAGTTTTTTTTACTTAAGGCATAAAAAAAGGCCCGAGAATCAACCCGAGCCATACTAATCAACTATCAAACTACTTCGTAAAGATACGGAATCTAACCCGTACTACATCAAGATCGAAACTAAAAGTAGCACCCCCAAACCAACGCCTCCGTAGATTATCGCGTTCTTGGTTGTATTCAGCCTCCGTTCCAGGATCGCTACCTCCTCCCGACAAAAGTCATACCGCTGGACCATATAACCCTTCTGCAGCTCTTGAAGCTCTATTTGCTTATTGTAGTTCCCAGCTAAATTGCGGAAGTCGATTGCTTGTGCTTTGTAGTGAAGCAATAGCTTGTCTTGGGTCTGAATGATGCTATCTGCTATTAATAGGTCTTGATACCAAGTCCACACCGCCCGGAATTGTGTACCCGTTAGCGACGTATCGGTCTGCCCATATACGGACTTGGTCAATAATGATATCAGTATTAACCATGTAATGTAAAGAATCCACACGTTGCCTTCGCGTTTTAAGGATTTCAAGTTCTGAATTAAGCGCATTGATCGTATCTTGTTTCTCGCGCAAAGATAACAAAAGTATCTCGTTGGAGTGTTTTATTTCTGTCAAAACAACGTTAAGACTATCATATTTGCGTTCTAAGCGATTATCTTCTTTCGATGGTACTCTATATCCAAAACGTATCCAAATGCCGTAAGAAGCCGTAAAAACCACTAAAGCAAGGCATATAATATCTTTGGCCGTTACTTTCACTCGAAGTAATGCGTTAATCGTGCAATCTGTCCTCTATCCCGTGAATGAATGAATCCCTCAATCGCCTTGATTGCGCTATAACCTTGTCGATGGTGCCAGCTGTCCGTACCCGATGGACTGCGTAAACTCTCCACCGTTACTCCGGTGTAGTCTTTGGCCGTCTTGTGGTGTACGTGATGAGTGTACACATATCGGAATGTCGTTTTGCTCCAGTCCTCCTTTGCTTCGTGCGCCATCAATAATGGAAGGTCGGCTTGCTTTGCTCCATCTCCGTGTGTTGTGCCGATTAAGTTGTTAAAATATCGGTAGTACTTTCTGTGGCTGATTGAGCAGTCGAACGTGATCGCATCGTTATTCCTGAACCAGGTCTGAATTACATCGGCCAAAAAGAACCCGTTCGTGTAATCGTGATTCGATGGATTGAATACAAAATGGACTGGTGCTACCGTGCAAAGGTATTCCAGGACCGCGATGTATATCTCCTTAGCGTGTAGGAAGTTGTCGTACCACATCCCATCCGTATCTTGTGGTGTGCCTGATGTCGTGGTTCTCTTCGGAGTGTCGATGTGCAGAATATCATTACCGCCCACGAATAGAATCTGATCAATGTC